AGTTCATCTACTTGCTGCGATATTTGTTTTGGGCTGTTTTTTCCGCCGTTTGCTGCCATTTCTTACTATGAGTGGTTAAATTGTACTACATTCTATTTTTGTCGCGTTAGAGAGAGTCTAAAGCCTTTTCTGCTTCCCTCTCGTCCAACTGCTTCCCTTTTCTCATCTTTATCTCATCCTCGGAAAGGTATCGTACCCTCGAAAAGTCTATCTGCATCAGCCTTGTCATTGGTACACTCAACTCCCACATGTATTCTGTGTAGGAAATGCTGGGGTTATTCTTTAGGAAATCGACCATATCCCCAACCTCCGACACGGCGTATATCATTTCACTTCGCTCGTCACCTTTTTCCTTGGACGTTTCTTCGCTGTCACTTTCTCTCTGAATACCGCGAATATATCCAGAGTGTCCCGAAAAAAATCAACATCAATCAAATAGAAGATGTCTAACAGAAGAGGCAGAAGGTCGGCTGGGTCACACTCCCACATGAGAGTGTTCTCCGTTGCCTCGAAAAATTCTGATTTGCCAGCACGCGGGTTTCCGTCCTTGAAAAGCAGTTGCCTATCATTCACAAGGGCATAGGCGATACACTTGATGATAGACGGTATGCTTTGCGCGAAAGCCGACACAACCTCGGCATAGCCCATGTCCTTAATACCATCAACGCCGACGACATTTGAAATCTCATCGGCTATAATGTACTGCACACCGTTACGGAGAGCGTATATCTCCCACGGAGTGCCGTTAAGGTCGTCTATGCGCGGAGCGTCGGCCATTATCTCGGCGAGACGTGCCTGTGCTTCGGGCGACACAATCATTTCTCGTCGTAGAGCCTCATCTGCTGCTTTCTTTCTCCTGTTTACTGCGGTTTTAATTGCCATAATTCTTTGACTTTGTTTCCTTTGACTACTTTTATACTTCTTTTATTAAAGGAAAGGGAGGAGATTAACCCAACCTCCTCCCTACTTCCTCTCCAGTCTGTGAGCCTACGGTTTAGTAGGTGACGGTCTGATAGGTGGTGGTGGTAGTGGGAGGCGTACCACTCGTAGTCACCTTCTTGATACCCCAAGCGGAGGCGGTGCTGGCGGCGGTGGGAGCGGCCATGAACAGGCTGGTCTCCTTAACGTCGTTGTCGTTCTGTGCGGTCGTAGAGGGCTTCACGTCGATTGCGTAAGCCGTACCCGACAGAGTACCTTCGGCAGAGCCAGTCTTGAGCGTGCCGATAACGGCCTTTGCGTTGAGTTTCAGTTTTGGGATGATAACATCCTTCGTGCCGTCGTGGAAGGTGATACGCACGCAGGCGAAAATCTCCTTGTACTCGCTGGGGAACATCACGACACCGCTCGAATCCTTCGTGCAACCGAAGAGTTCGGTGAGGATGTCGTCTTGGAAGTCGATGCAGGTACAGGTGAACTGGAACTTACCGAGGTTGATGTTCTCAAGCAGCGGGCTGTTGGAGAACTCATGCTCCTTGGTGTTCACCTCGTTGTCGTCCTGCTCCAAGTTGATGGTGTCGGCGACGATGGCGCGGATGTCGTAGGTGTTCTGACTGTCAGTAGCGGGCAGATAGCCGTCGCTACCGTAAAGGGTCATGAACAGATGGCTTGCCTTCTGAAGGACGAGACCATTTTCGAGTTTGATAACTGCCATAATGTTTTTCCTTTCTATTTTTAATTGTTGTTTTCTTTGTGATAGATTCGTAAATTCAACTGCCCCACGTTCAAGTGCCATTGACGATTTGTATCATACGAGCCGTAGGTTGCGTTGCGGCTGATGGTGTAGGTCTTGGAAGATGCAGCGTCGATGATTTCGTTGAGTTTCTGCTCAAGTCTGCTCATCGTCGCCACATTCTTCGAGCCATCGGACTTCGGCTTTGCGTACAGGTTGATGTTGATAATACCGTCTGCGTAAGCGTCGAGGTCGAACACCGACGAATCGCAGTCAATCATGACGGCATCCGTCCACCCCTCGCCCATCGTTTTGGGCAGACCGCCCACAAACACATGTTCGGAGAGGTTGTTTTCGAGAAGGCTGTTAAAGTACGTCTCGATTTTTGACAGGTTGTATTCGTTGTGTGTCTCGTTCATCGTTATGCTGCGTAAGATTGTATATCAATATTCTTGTTAAAACCCATAAGGGCATCTTCCTGTAGTACACGTTTCGCTTCGGGTAGTACCATCCGTATCACGTTGTAAGTCCTGTTGGTGCTTGTAGGCCGATTGCGGGCGTAGTCCTCAAGTACACGAGAGTAGAACATCGTAGCGGCGATATAGGCGGTGAAGCCCATCTTGAGACCCGAATTTTTGCGCTTCGTAACGAAACGTGCAAACTCGGTGTTGCCGTCCAAGCCGTCCCTGCGGGGCTGCATAGGGGGCGTATTCTCGCCTCTGTTCCATTGGTACACAACTCTCGTACCGTTCTCGTCCTTGTAGAAAACCACACAACCGATACTCGCCTTCAAGTTGTAGGTTTGGTCTTTGTAACGCTTGCGGCTTTGGTCGAAAGCACGGCGGTTGATAGCCCTTTTTAGTTTATCGCCCTCGTACTCCCCTGCCTTTGCGATGATGTCCTCCTCGTCCAGTCCCATGATGTCAAGTCCGTACTTTTTGTTGAGCGCGTCGATTCGCATCCTGTTCTCCCGCAACGCCTTAACGTCGCCGAAGTACATCTTTATCTGCAAACCACCGTGCCACTTTTTCATACGTTATTCCTCCGATGATTTATCTTCCGAATTAACTTTGACATACATAGTTACACCGTCCAACTGCGACGGAAAAACACCAGCAATAGAGCCGACAATGTGAACGCCGTTCTGCTCGGCACGGAACAAATGGCCACGCCTCACATTGACGACGGCAGTAGCGGAATCAATAGGCACATACACGGAGTATTCAGCCTTGATGTTGTTCCGCTCCATCGTGTGAGAGTTCTGCTGTATGTCACACATGAACTCGGCGACGACAATCTCCACGTTCTCCTCGCGTTCATCGAGGGGCTTCGTGGTGTCCTCGCCCATGTAATAAACCACAGCGGGATAAGGGGCGATGTTCAGTTTATGTCGGTCAAAGTACGGCATTGTCGTGTCTGTTTACTGCTCTTCGTAATCTCCGTCGAGCGATGGAAGCCATTGCATACTGCCAGCCTCTATCTGCTCCAACATCGGGTCGTCATACTTCTTGTAAATGGCCATAAACAGGTTGTAGAAACGCTCTTTGTCCTCCTCGGTAAGAGTTTGATGTCCCCACGAGTGAGAGAATGAGCCGTGCGATTGAGCCTCGCTTGCGGAGGTGTGCGGACTTAACCACAAATTGTAGTAGATGTCAGCCCTGCACAGGTCTTTCTGCTGCTGCGTGAGTTGTTCAAAACTCGAAATGTCCGATACCCCTCTCTCAAGGGCGATGTTGTTAAGCACCGCCCTATCGAGGAAGTAGGAGGTAAGACCGCCGAGATAATCTATGATATTGAATACGGCCATCTTTCAGAGTGTTTACACGCCAGCGGTGGCGGTGTCGATGATGAAGTGGTACAGGAACTCGTCGAGCGAGGGGATGCAGGAGTACATCGGCTGGGTGTGCCACTCCTTCAGATTGCCGCTCGGAATGACGGAGTTCATAATGGTCAGAAGGCCGCTCTCGGTCTTGGAGAAGTTAAACTGGACGGCGTTGTTGGCGAAACGCTTGTACACCTCCTCGTCGAGGATGCCAGTGTGACGGATGTAGCCAGCGTAGCCGACAGGACGCAGGACGGCGACATTGTCGTTCCAGCCGCGGACGATACCGTTAGTGCCATCCTTCTGCTTCTCTTCGATGAGAACAATCTGGGGCAGACCCTCGAAAGTGGCGAGAGCCTTGGTAGCCATGCTGGTGGTGACTTCGAGGTTCTGCGGCAGAAGCACGTTGTTGAGAGAGTTGTAGTAGCGCACCCACTCGATAACCTGTGCATTCTTGAGAACGGTGTTCACCCACATATTGCGGGTAATCTCCAACTGCCACTGGATAGTGCCGTCCTCGATGCCGAGCATATCGTTCACTTTCTGAACGAGAGCGCGCCACTGGTCGAGGATTCGGCAACCTGCGGCAGTCCAAACGGCCACACCAGCCTTGAGGAAGTTCTCGGCGGGGATGTCAGCCTTGAGCAGACGCATCTGTGCGCCCTCGCCCTGCTGGTAGTTGATTTTACCAGTGGACATCAACTGCGCGGCCATGTGAGAGACCGTCATGTTGAAGCCATCGACCATCGGCTGCAACACATCCTGCGTGTAGCCAGCGATGAGAGAAGCGTCGTTGCCGAATGATTCGTACATCCGCTCCTTGTAGAGGCGAGTTTCGGCGGTCTCCAAGAAACCGTCGCCAGTGAAGTCGGGGATAACGCCAGTATAGAAGGCGGCGTTACCACGCTCCTTGAGGATGGTGTCACCCATAGGCGCACGGAGGTGGCCGAGAGTGCCAGTCTCAATCTTGCGCATGGTCGAGCGGAAGGTGGCGATACCCTCATGGTCGGTCGGGGTGATGTTGGGGTCAACGAGAAATTTCTGCTTCCAAAAGCCGAAGTTAGACCGCAGCATTTCGGGGTCGCGCAGAATGGTACTCGTGATAAGACGACCCTCTTTGCTGTCCCAAATCTTTGCGTATTGGGAAAGGTCAAATTTATGAGCCATATCTTTTCGCTTTTTATTCGTTAGTAATTAGGTGAATTAGTCCCCCGAAGGCAGGGCGAACATATTGAACGCATCGACCTTGAACCAGCCGTTGACGTTGCAGCGATTAAGAGCCTTGACGCAAGCGGGAATCGGGGACATCTTGTGGGTGTACATCAGACCACCGAGAGCGGGCGTGTAGAGGTAGCGTGCGCCGTCGTAGTCCTCGCTGTCACCAGTATTCGGCTCGAAGTTGAAATCGCCGTCGCTGGGGGCTACTGCATTGATGTTCTTCACAAGCATGGCCTTGTCGCTACCAGCCTCTTCTGCCTCAACCAAAATAGTACCGTCAGTGAGAGAGCCGAGGGTGGCCGAAAGGGTCAACTGCCAAACATTATAAGTCGTGCTGGAAACGGTCTGCGTTGTTTCGGTCACAGCCGAGACGGTCACGGCAGTACCAGTACCGCCGATTACGCTGGGAGCAACCATTAGCACGTCGCCGACAAACGGTTTGTGACGGAAGCCGTCGCGTTTGATGTAGGCCGTAGTCCCACTCGCGGAAAGCACCTCGTAGGTTTTCAGCAGATAAACGGAGGGCTTCACACCCTTCTCATTCGTGCGGAACTCCATGAGGTCGCCAGCGAAGAATTTGGCCGTAACACCCTTGAAGGGATTTTTGATTTCACCGCCGAAGGTGGGGAACACCAGTTCGTTCTTGATGCCCTTGAGCATGACGAACACGTCGCGGTTTGCACCTACTTGACCCCTGCGCTGGGCGAGGGTACGGCCAAGAAAGCCGCCGAGGTGTCTGTTGAGAATCATGTCTGCCATTTTTGTTTACTTTTTTAAGTTACACGTTTTACGTTAGTTGGTTGTGTTCACGGAGGAAATTACTTTCCCTCGCCGCCGCCTACTACAGGAGTTTCCTGTCCGTAGGAAAGGCTCTGCTTGATGATGTCCTTTGCACCGCCGAGAACGTCTTTCAGTTTGTCGCTCACGCCGTCGCCGCCGTCGCCGCTACCTCTTGGGGTAACATTCTTCGGGGTGTCGCTGTGGTGCTTGTTGTACATCGTAACAAACTTTTCGGCTTCGGTGTCAACATCGGTGTCTTTGGTGATGAGCGCGATGTCGAGGGTGTCGTTAATCCATTCGTCGTCGTCCTTAACGTCGGCCTTAATCTTATCGAAAAGGTCTTTGCGCTTTTGGGCGATGAGAGCAGATTCCTCTGTCTTTGCCTTCTCATCTTCCAGTTTCTTGATACGGTCGAGAGCCTCCTGTAACTTGGGGTCAGTTTTGCCCTCTCCCTCACCTTTGCCTTCACCCTCGCCTTTGCCTTTGCCTTCACCTTCTCCACTACCCTCACCTTTACCCTCTTTGAGTTTGGTGATTTCGGCATCTTTCTCATCAGCGACCTTTTTGGTCTCATGGAGCATAAGGCCGACGGCAGTCTGAACGGTGGGCTGCACGAGTTTGGTGAAATCAGCGAGTTCCAACGTGTCGTTGTCCTCACCAATCATCTTGAATGCGTTTTCTACGCACTCTTTGATTGTTCTCTCCAAGTCAAGGTCTTTGTACTTGGCTTTGAACGTGGTCGTAAGGTCTTTACGAGCCTCCTCCTGTGTGAACTTCATACTTTATTTTTATTTTAAGTGAGTGATTTTTTCGAGTGCAAAGATACTACAAAAAACGAACATACACAGGGGCTTTAACTCAAATAATTGTTCACCATGAATTACTTTACATCATTTTACACCTGTCTATATAATAGTTTTTAAGTATTTTTGCACTCCGAAACAAGTAGTAAACTAATGGCAAAAAGTACCATCATACAGCCACAAGAGGGCTTCCAAGAGGCTTTCGTCCGCTCGAATGTAGATTTCGCAGTTGGCGGCGGCTCTCTTGGAGGCGGGAAGGAAAACCCCCTATACACCAAAGTCCTAACACCTAATGGGTGGGTAAAAATGGGTGATTTGAAGGTTGGAATGGAAGTATGTACACCCTTCGGAAAACCATCGAAAATACTGCAAATATTCGAGCATAAGGATAGGGACATATACAGGCTTCACACAAAAGATAAACAGGCGGCTGATTGCGGAATAGAGCATCTTTGGGCTTTCCGTACAGAAACACAACTGCAATCATACAGAAAAAACAATGATGTCGCTAAAAATATCTATGTAAACACAACCGAGGACTTAATAAGGAGGCTTGAGCGTGGCGAGGCTTTGTACATACCAAACCCAAAGGCCGTAGAATTTACCCACAAAGAATTACCAATACCGCCTTATGTACTTGGAGTTCTGCTTGGTGATGGGTGTATAACAGATAGCGGCTTTATAAGCACTAATAGGATATATGTAATAAACGGAGAGAGCGATATAATAAACAAAGTTGCTTCTCTATGTGACGCGACAAAGATAACCGTAGCGGAAAGAGGTTATCATACATACATATTCACTCCTCACGCAAAAGAATACTACGAATACATCAAATCTGTCGGTCTGAACGTAAAAAGTGGCGACAAATTTATACCCGAAGAGTATCTTTTTTCAGACGAACAACAGAGGAGAGAGTTGCTTGCTGGTTTATTTGATTGCGATGGAACGGTTGACCCCAACGGCTCATTCGTGTTCTTTACATCGAGCAAGAAACTCAAAGACACGTTCATGCACTTATGCAGAAGCCTCGGTATAAAGTGCAACTACCAGTATGTTTACAAAGAGACAGATAATGCAAAGCGTGGATATGCGGAAAATTACATAATAAGTGTACAAACAAGAGATTCTATTTTCTCAAGTAAAAAGCACCAAGAAAGGTTTTCAAATGTGCCGAAAAAAAAGTTTGTACACGGTTGCGACCATGCGAGAATAGAATCAATAGAAAAAGTTGGTCATGGGGACACCCGCTGTATTTACATCGACGACCCGATGCACCTTTATATCATAGACGACTTCATTACAACGCACAACACATTCGCTGCCGTTCTGTCCGTGGCAGAGCCATCGCTTGACGGTAGATTCCGTGGTTTGTTTCTCCGTAATAACCTCGGTGATAGTAAGGCCGCTGGTGGTGTTCTCGACACTTTTAGAGAAGCATACGGTAGTGGAATAGAGGTCGTAGAAAGTGGTGAGCCTCGCGTAACATTCCCAAGCGGGGCAAAGATAGATGTCACCCACGTCGCAGACCAAACACGCTCAAAGATACTGCAACGCTTTAAGGGTCGTCAGTATGATTTTATTTACTTTGACGAAGGAACTGGATTTACTTTCGATTGCTTTTCTGCAATTTACACTCGTAACCGTGGCACTGCCTCATGGACTGGTAAGGTAAGAATGACCACAAACCCCGACCGCCGCCATTGGTTGAGGACATTCCTCGATTGGTACATCGGAGTTGACGGCTTCATCCGCGAGGACAGGGAGGGCGTTGTGCGCTACTTCTATATGGCTGGTGAGACCGTTGACGACGTTGTTTGGGGTGACACCAAGGCAGAGGTGTACCAAAAGTGCAAGGCAGACATAGACCGCAAACTGGCAAAGGTGAATGGTAAGAAAGGAAAGGCTACATACGAGAGTATGATTAAGTCATTCACATTCTACCTCGGTCGCATGTCGGAGAATAAGGCGATGATACAGAACAACGACGACTATGTTGGCTCTGTAGCAGTTATGGGCGGTCGTAACTCACAGCAGTTGCTTGAGGGTAACTGGAATGTGTCGCCCGAAGAGGATGAAAACGCCACCATAACCCAAACGTCTGCCAATTCGGTGTTCACCAACGACGAGCAGCGCAACGGCGACCGATGGATTACCTGCGACCTTGCTGACACAGGCACTGACAACTTCCTCGCCATCTGTTGGGACGGCTTCCATATCGTTGACATACTTATTAAGGAAAAGACCACCCCCCGACAGAACGCGGAGGCTCTGCATATATTCGCGAAAGAACACGACGTGGCCGACAGCCATATTGTTTACGATGCCATTCGAGGAACGTACATCAACGACTACATCCCCGACGCACAGCAATTCGTGTCCTACCGCACTTCTATGGGCTTGTATGGCCGAGGCTACTCAAACCTCAAGAGCGAGTGTTACGCACGCCTTATCGAGGCGATTAACCGTGGCAACATGTCGTGTTCGGAAGATGTGGCTACGCGGGTGTACAAGCATCAGAAACTCGAAAGCAACATCACCATCCAAGCGGAGTTTCTTGAGGAGGCTTCTGTTGTTCGTTTCCGAGAACTACCAAGCGGCAAAAAGCAGTTGTACTCGAAAAAGGAAATGAATCTATACCTCGGAAAAGGCCGCTCGATGGACTTGCTTGACCCCTGCGCCATGAGAATGATGCCTGTACTGGAGTACCCATACGGCGAGGAGTTGGTAAAAACATCTGTTGAAGCAAGCAGAGACGACGATGATGAGGAGGTTGTAAACGAATTTAATCTGTTCGACGAAACAAATTGGTAATATGATAAAGACATCTACACTACTGACAATACAGAAAGACTGCATGTCCGCTGGCTTTGAGGTCAAAGTCCGCGACATTGCATACATCCTTCTGTGCAAGCAGTTCTCGGACGACGAGGTGGCCTACAAGTGCCTCTTCCCCGACGACGACAATTTCAAGGAATACGACGAGAGCGCACCTATCACATACCTACGGAACTACTTTACACTCAACAGCGACGTTGTGTACGGTCGTGTGGATGCCGACGGCGACAGGATAAGAGGCGAGGAAGATGAGATAACCTTCGAGGAGAACAGGCGCGGTCTCATACAACTGCTGAAAGATACGCAGGAGGCTCTTGATGACCACATGATTGAGCCGAAGGATGCCTACAAGATAATGGCCGACATCCGACTGAAACTGAACAACCATTTTGACGTTAAAGAGGACGTAAAAGACCACGTTGTTATTGTTAATCAGAAGATGAACTCAACGTGCGATTACTGCAAACACGAAATATATATACCAACCAAAGAAGATTTAATGAAAGAATACAACCTTATTGAAAAATAATTATTTAACGATATGGAATACAATTTAGACATGGAAGTGGCCACCCTGTTGGCCAACCCCGACAAACTGCTGCTGAAACGACCATTTACGCGAGGTTCGGAGAAAACGCAGCCCGCTTGGGAGGGAATGACGGTTACGCCCAATCAGCGTTTGACCGCCCATCTACCCTCTATAGTTAAGATAGTTGTGCCGCAGGAGCAATTCTTGGAGGAACTTGACCCACATTGCCATGCTGTGCTGTTCGACGACAATATCCCATCTATCTGTGTCAAGATTCGCAAGAACGACTACAGAGAGGTCAAGATGGAGAAGATGGCTGTGCCGTTCCAAAAGCGCATCAAGAACAAACGCCTCCTGCACCTTACAGGTAACAAGACGCAGTTTACGCTTGTCGGTAGTGAGCCGACAGAGCAGATGAACGCCGACTTTGTGACCTACAAGCAGTATTGGGAAAAGCGTAACATGGAAGGCGCAAAGAATAAGATGATTGACATTCAGTTGTCTTGTGGCGACGCTGGTATGCTCATGTACTTCGACAAGAACGGTAGAGTGAAAGCCCGCACCCTGTCGTTTGAGGACGGATATGTCATTATTTCGCACAACGACGACAACGGTGAGCGTATTCTTGAGACCGTGTACTATCAGAAGGATGGCGTAGAGTACATTGATTCCTACGACGACAAGTATATGTACCGCTACACCAACGACATCACAAACGGCCAGTTGCCCGACCTTCCTATGGAGGTTGTGACAAACATCGTCACGAACAAACTCAACAGAGAGACCGTGCCGCAGGAGGTTATCATCGGCGGCTGGCGTTGGCATCAGCCTAAACTCCACGGATTCAAGGAAATTCCACTCATCACCAAGCGTGGCGATGTGCCTTGGGCTGACGGACAGGAGGCTATCGAGTGTTATGAGGTTATCTACAACGTATTCAATGCAATTCAGAAGCGTCACGGCTGGGGTATTCTGTATATCAAGGGCAAATTCAAGGACAAGGCACAGAAGATAGCGGGTAGTGTCATTCTCAACGACGATTCGCTCCAAGGAAACGGCGACGCAAAGTACCTCACGCCTCCCTCCCCCGAAGGTATGCTCAAGACCCTCGAAACGCTCGAAGAGACGATACAGAAGGCCACATCCACTACGTTCATCCTGCCTAAAGACATATCCATGAGCGGCGACATCAGCGGCATTGCCGTAGCCCTCACACAGGAAATGGATATTGAGGCAGCAGAACAGGCTAAAATCGACTGGCAGAACGCCCTCAATAAGATGGTACGTCTGTTCAAGTTCGGCCTCTCCAAGGAACTGACAAAGGCTGGCCGCTCGAAGGGCATCACCGACTTTGCCAAAATCGACATCAAGGCAGAGTTCAAGGTGTGGCGACCTGTCAACGAGTACCAGTACAACGAAATGATTGCTATGCTCAAGAACGCTGGCATTATCTCCATACAGACAGCCACCGAGAACAACACCGAGAGCGCACCCGACGAAATGCAGCGTCTCAAGAAACAGAAAGACGAGGAAGCAGCCGCGAAACTGGCCGAGACAAAGGCCACTCTCGAAATGAAAGCCTCCCTCTCCTCCACTAACAACGGCGGAGAGGGTGAAGGTGATGGTGAAGGCAGTGCCGAAGGCCAGCAAAACAACAATAACAAGAACAATCAAAATAAGAAATAATGGACGATACTTTGCTTCTCTATAGAAATGCCAAAGTGGGAGATACTACGGCGTATGACTATTCGGCAAAGATATTCCTAAAAGATACGACACCGAGTGCCAGTAGTCTTATCGCACGCGGACTTCAAAACGGCGATAAGTTCATATTCCACACAGGGCGAGTTACGACAATATACCAACTTGGTACTATGAATAGTTCTGTGGATGCTGGATATACAAGCGTCGTGCTGTCGGGTAAGGTTGTGTATTGCGAGGAGGATATGTGTTTCTACAAGTTCTCAGATTCTATACCGTATATGCACTATATCTACCAGCCAGCCGTGCCGTTCAACTTCCACAACACGAGCGAACAGATATACCTCAAAGACTTCACGTACACAGCCGAGCGTATGGGTAAGACACCGACGCTGACTGCCGACTTCTACGACAAGGAGTGCTACGATAACCTTTGGGACACCAGTAACTTCCGATTCTACGACATCTTCACCGTGTTTCGCGGTGAGCGTTACTACTTCAAACTGACACCGCAGAGCCAGTTGCAGAACACCGACGCTCGATACAAGCATACAATCAATTTCGTGTCGGAACGAGAAAAACTTGAACACGCGAAGATGTTTGATGTAGTCACTACATCCACCCCCGACGCTCCAGTATCAGATTCCTCTAAATTCGTGTTCTACGGCACGCTTTCGGGGTTTGCTGACAGAATCAACGCCTCTCTCATCAAAGAAGGCGTAACTTATGCCGCAACCTACAACGACAATACAATATATTCGGGCTACCATGTTGTAATAGACAGCGACGTTACAGAGGAACAACTGGCGACGGCTGCGACGGTATCTATAGAGAACAACAGCATACTACAGGCTCTCGACCACCTCGACGCAGATTATGGCGTTTCGTACTACGTCGTCGGATATGAAATACATATCGGCGACAAGCAAGCGGACTTGACAGGCACAGGCCACCCAGCCCTCGAATACGGAGCAGACGACAGCCTCATACAGATAACCCGACAGAATGTCACGAAAGACATCATTACACGAATAACAGGCTACGGTAGTGAGGACAACATCCCGTACTACTACCCAAACCCAAGCGAAAGCGGTTTCTTACAGGGCAAATTCGAGAAATTCGGTGAATCTGTACGTAACATTTCATCATCAACACCATCGACGAGCGGAGCGACGCTGAATGAGTTGTACATCAAATTGGGTGCAAACAATATCGGCGGCACGCTATATAAGTTCGACGGTACGGATTGGGTAGCCCTCTGTGATGTGCCGAGAGGCCGAGTTTACTACAATGTGGCCAACGGAACGCTGAATGTCTGCAACGTGTCGAGCGGTATATGGGAATCACCATCCGTGCCGACATTGAGACACCCTTATGAGTGGGTGAAGGTTGGCAACAATGTGATGCCAGCCACAAAACTCATATTCATAAGCACAAGCATTACGCAAAACGCATCGCTTCCATCCTATGCCGACGAAGGCGATATGTGCTATATCGGAAAACGTAGCAGTAACTATAGAAAGATATACACCTACACAAACGGTGCTTGGGACAACGGAGCTCTCGTTGACGATGACATGATCGTAATGAGCGAGTGTGCAGGTGTTCTTCAGTATTCTCAGTCTGTTTTCGAGGGCCTTAAGGCTTATGAGACTGAGGATGGCAGGATCGTTACCTTCAGACCTGACCTCAATGCGAAGAGAACGGTTGATTCAGCCACAAGGCTTGAAATGCCACCATTTCCTGCGGAGAGATTCA